CTGGATAAGTATTACTCTGAGGAGTTTTTAGAGGGCCAGAGTCAGATGCAGAAGGGGCTAGCTACGGTGGCTATAGAAGAGGCTATGAATGGGAATACGCCTATCCTGCTTCATTTGCTTAAGACTAAACTAGGCTGGTCAGAGCAGCAGACCCTAGAAATTACTGGTGAGATTAGGAGTGTGGTTAGTGCCAAGCCGATGTCGAAAGAGGAGTTTGTCCAAAGGTATCTTACCCAAGAATCAGAGGATTGAGTACTATCGTTGCCCTAATTGTGGCTTACCAGGCTGTATAGTTACTGATAATGTTTTTGTAACTTGTGGTATAAGTCGTTGTGGTAAATCGTTTAGGTTAATTGACCATAGGGTTACTAGGGAGGATTACGAGAGAACATGGGGGTTGAGCACAGTTTCAAAGACGAGGACAAGCCAGAAGTAATGCGTTGTCCTAAATGTGAGCATTTAAGTACTGAAAAGTTTAATGTAGATATGCCTTACACTAGCTTCTTTCCTGGTTTATCGGATGAGTACTTTGTGTGTAAAAATCCTAAGTGTAATGTAGAGAGGATCTACGCAGAAAACGCTATAACCTTACGCAAATGAGCGAAGCTTTAGACATAAATGTAGTATGGGCTCCGCAGCCTGGATCTCAGGAGGCGTTAATACACTGCCCTATTACTCTTATTGGATTTGGAGGTGCGCGAGGTGGTGGTAAGACTGACGGAGTACTAGGGAAGTTTGCTATTAAGCAGGAACAATTAGGGGCTGACTTCAATGCTATCTTTTTTCGTAAAGAACTTCCTCAAGCTGATGACCTTATTGAACGTGCCAAACAGATTTACCTACCCCTTAAAGCGCATTGGCAGGACCAGAAAAAGCAGTTTACCTTCTTGTCGGGTGGTCGCTTACGTTTTAGACCTCTAGCTAATGACAATGATGCTGAGAAATACCAGGGCCAGAACCTCTCAGATTGCGCTATAGAGGAAGCGGGTAACTATGCTGACCCTTCCCCTATCTGGAAACTATTCGGAGCGCTACGAGGCAAGGGAGGCGGTCAGGTTATCCTTACGTTCAATCCTGGTGGTGTAGGTCATTCCTGGCTAAAGGCTTTGTTTATTAAGCCGGCACCAAAGGGAATGAAGCTACTCAAAAAAGAGCTGCCCAACGGCTCTAGTTTCGACTACATTTACATACCAAGCAGGGTAACGGACAATCAAATCTTGTTAGCTCGCGACCCTGATTATATTAATCGCTTGCACATGGTAGGTAGTCCAGAGCTTGTGCGGGCTTGGCTAGAAGGAGACTTTGAAATCCATGAAGGAAGTTACTTTCCTGAGTTTAGCTCTAAACATATCGTTGCTCCTTTCAATGTACCTAAACATTGGCCCCGTTATATGGGTTATGATTGGGGCTATCACTCTCCTTTTGCTGCTGTCTGGGGTGCTGTTAGTAGTGGACGTACTGACGATGGTAAGGAAGTACCATATCCTAAAGGGTCAATTATCATATATCGAGAATTATGGGGCAAAGGAGTTGATAACGTCACTCAGGCCGAACGAATCGCAGCATTATCAGTAGGCGAGAATCCTATCTGCGCTGCTGACCCTAGCATTTTCAATAATCAGGGCGGCCCTACTATAAACGACCAGTTCAATACTGTGTTTGCCAAGTATAAGCATCCATCCTTTAGACAAGCCGATAATCATAGGCAATCCGGCTGGGCACAAATCAGGCAAAGGTTAGTAGCTAATCCACCGCTTATCTACTTTTTTGCTACTTGCCCATACTTGCTAGAGACCTTACCATCAATGTCAATAGACAAACGTAATCCAGAGGATTTAGATACGGCAGGTAATGACCATGCTGTAGACGCGTTACGTTACCTCTGCAAAACTCGTTTGATTGATTCTAAGTGGGAAGAGCCAGAACAAGTATTAAACAAGGGCATGGTAAAATTACAAAGTTATATTGCTAAAGTACGGGCTAGACACAAAAGACCTCAGATATGAAACAAAAAACTATCCGGCCCCTAGTTAAAAAGTATTCGCCCCGCTGGTGGAAGTCTCAAATTACCCAGGCCGATAGACGTTATGAAAAGTTCATTAAATCAGCCGATGAGTCAATTAAAGTATTTAACGGCGTTAAAGAGATAGAAACTCTAAAAGATGCTCCCCGTCGCTTAAACGTATGGTGGTACTGTGTAAATACTTTATTGCCAGCTTACTACAGCTCAACTCCCAAGGCTGAGGTAAACTTGCGTAAACGTGCAGGGGGGCTTCCTTATGAGCTTGGTAGCGTCATTCTTGAGCGAAATACTCAGTATTCAATGGATTGTCACTTTAGCTTTGATAAGGTGGGCTATAACGCAGCTTTACAATTCTTACTAACCGGCCAAGCTGTTCTTTGGGCTAGGTACGCTCCAAAGTTTGAGAAAGTATTTCAAGAAATTGCAGTAATTCGTGACCCTAGCGGCGTTCTAATACAAGGGGATGGTACACCGTATGAAGGCGATACTGAGGGCTTTAGCGAGGCTACTAATGGCATACTGGTATCTTCCGTCGAAGTGGAGCAGAAGGTTAGCGAAAAGGCCATCCTTGAGGTTGTTCAGTTCTCAGATTACCGCTGCTCAGACGCAAGAAACGAAGCGGAAATCGAATGGCAAGCTAGACGCGCCTTTTTGGGCAGGGAAGAAGCAACGGCTTTATTTGGCGAAGAAAAAGCGGACAAACTAAACTATGATAGCATTCCAGAAGTAAACAAAAGAGATGCTAGTCGCCAAGACGAAAAGTTTGAAGGTAAAGCCGAAATCTGGGAAATTTGGTGCGAAGCTACTAACAAAGTGTACTGGATTCAGACAGGCAACGATGATGTTTTAATTGAAGAAACAGAGCCACCTATCAAGTTTGAGGGCTTTTACCCTTGTTCTGTGATTAGACAAACTCAAGACCCTAATAGCGTAATACCCGTATCTGATTTTAGTCATGTTAAAGACCAGATTCTTGAGGTTGAGCGTCTTACCACTCGTATCCATGCGCTAACTCAGGCAGTACGGCCTAACTTCCTTTATGATGCTGCTATGGGTGATTACCTTGAGCAGTTGTTCCAGGATGACCTTAAAGGTATCGGCGTTACCGGCTGGACGGCTAATAAAGGACGTGGCGGACTACAAGGCGGCATGGAGTTTTTGCCAGTTGAGCAGTTTGTAAACGTGCTTAATACACTACAGCAAAACCGTCAGGCGGCCCTACAGCAGCTTTATGAAACCTTAAAGGTATCAGACCTACTACGAGGTACATCAGAGCAATACAAGTCAGCTACGGCTAATAGACTTGAAAGTGCTTGGTCATCCCTTGGCCTAATTGTGCGCCAGAACATGTTCTGCAAGTTTATTTCTGATGCAATTATGCATCTTGGCACGATTATTGCAGAGCAGTTTGATGAGCAGCGCATTATGGAAACTGCCGATGCTGATGCTCTTATTGAGCCAACTATTTACATCCCTGCGCCGCCTCCACCTCCCCCAGCACCGGAGCCAATGCCAGGTCAAGAGGGTATGTCACCTGATGAGTCAGGTATGCCACCAATGGCACCTCCGCAGCCTGACCCAATGCAGCTTGTTAATGAAATGAAACAACAGATTATCTCTATTTTTAGAGATAATACTATGCGTAATTACCGCATCGAAATAGCTTCCGATTCTATGGTAGCTATTGACCAACAACAGCAGCAGCAAGAAGGTACAATGCTGCTTCAAGCCGCTGGTGGATTCTTTGACCAAATGCGAGGGTTGGTAGAGCAATATCCGCCTCTAGCTCAGTTTAGCTTGGCTTTATTCCAAAACTTTATTAAACGCTTTAAGGGCGGAAAAGAAGTTGATGGCCTATTTAGTAAGGCACTTAAAGAGATTGAAGCTATTGCCAAGGCTAAAGAGGAAGCGGCTAAACAACCACCGCCTCCAGATCCTAAGACGCTTGAAATACAAGGCAGAATGCAGATTGCTCAGGTTGAGTCGCAAGCTAGGCTGCAAGCTACTCAAATGGAGATGCAAGACAAGGCAGTTAAGAATCAGTTGGCCTACCAAGACCAACAACTTAAAATGCAGCGCGACCAGCTCGAATCCCAACTTCGTGTTCAAGAGCAGCAATTCAAAGAGTACATGGAGCAGCAGCGCCTTGCTATTGACCAACAGGAGGTGCAAGTCAAAGCGCAGGCCGTTCAGGTTGATATGCTTAAAGTTCAATCCTCCGCTCAAACTGAGGCTGATAAAAACCTTATTAAGCAAGAAACTCAACAAATGGCGCATATCCTTGAGATACAGCGACTTGAGCTTGAGAACATGCGGATTAAGCTATCTGAATCAGAAAAACTAATGGAAGAGCGCAGACTAGCTTCTGAACAAGCATTAGAGCAAGTCAGGCTACGAATGGAACAAGTTAATACTCCAAAGTTAATGAACATGGGCAGTATGACAGGCCGCAAAAAATCAGGCAAAATAATTACTGATGATAACGGCAATCCAACGGCCATTGAAATAACAGAGCAACCAGAAGTAAAAGTACAACGTATAACACTTGATGAAGAGGGCAATCCTTCAGGGATTGAATTAAGCTAATGGCAAATGCAATTTATAACAAAGCAAAGTATAAGTGTATGGCTCCAGGAACTCTTGGACCCACATCAGGTGATAGCATTGATCTACTTGATGACACTATCAAGATAGCTCTCATTGACACTGGTACTTATACGTTCTCACAAACGCATGAGTATTGGTCGTCTGCTTCAAGTGCTATCGTAGGAACAGCAGCAACTCTTGCTTCTAAAACAGTTACGGATAATGTGTTTGATGCAGCAGATGTTACATTTAGTTCTGTAACTGGCGTATCAGTAGAAGCCCTGATCATTTATAAAGATACTGGAACTGGCGCTACCTCCCCACTTATTGCATACATTGATGTAGCAGCAAGCGGGCTCCCTGTGACGCCAAATGGTAACAATATCGATATTCAGTTTAATGCTTCTGGAATCTTTGCGTTATAGGCATGATAAATGGCATCAGAAATAAGAGTAGCGCCAACGATAACGTTATCTGAATTTAACGTCGCTTTTAACAGTAGTGACGAAATGTTAATTACAGCAAGAGATTCTAATGGTATTGATATATCGCGTTCTGGCGGATTACCAGTACCACCATATCCTTTTGTGTTAGCATATAATCCAGAAAGCAAGGATTGGATTACTATTTCATTACAAGAATTCCCAAATGGTTATAAAATGGTAACTTGCATAACCGGAGTAAATTAGCATGGCCGCACTTGCAAGTTTTAATGACTATTTAAATAGAGCTACAAGTGGATATGGGGTGCAACGTCATTGGGGTGCAGAAATTGCTACAGCTACTGCTGCGGTAGTTGGAAATACTCTTATTTTTGCTAAAACTCCTCCAATCTACACAGTAGAAACTATGCCCTCAGGTGTAACTGGGTTTCGACTTACTAATGCAAGTTTATATAACTCAATTCAAACTGGAGTATGTATTTTAGCAAAGCTCATAGATATGGGGACTTTAGTGGTTGGAACTTCCTTTACAGATGGGGCTGCTATGCCAACCGTGACAGAAGGAAATTCATCAAGGCAAATAAATTCCCCTATTTTAGTTGAAATGACTACTGCTGGATCTGGCACTGCAAATATTACAATTACATATACTAATCAAGATGGAAGTTCAGCAACAACTCCATCGACAGCAATTACTACAACATCAGCCGCATATTCTGCTGGATTTATTCCGCTGAACGGTAATGATTACGGAGCAAGAGATATAACTACAGCAACAAGGGCATCAGGAACTGGAACGTGTACGTTAAAATTTTGGGGTGTTATTCCACTCGGAATGTTTAATAGTTCGCATCAAATAGTTGGCACAGTTTCAAATTTAAACTTTCTCACTGAATTTCCAACTTCTCCATTACTGAGCGCTGGGGATAGCATTTATTTGTTAAGCACTCCTGGAACAGTTAGAGGATTGAAGGGAACTTTAAGCTTTGTTGGAGAGCAAGCATAATGGCTAATTTTACAACAGCAGCCCCAACTCTTGATGCCGCGATAGCTGCAACTGCCACTAATGGCATGATGCAAAGAATGTATTATTTTAGATCGGCCGCAATTACAGCTGCTACCACAAATTCAGGAAGCGTTTCTATTATTAGATCTCCTCAACGTATACAAATGCCATCGTCTAACGGATCTGGAATATCCGGATTTATAGCAACAAATGTTTGGGGATTTAACGGAGCGGCCGCAACTGGGATGTTTTTTGGACTTGAATATGAATTAGGTTCATTAGCAGTTTCTTCAAATACATTTACAGATGGCGTTGCTATGCCAACTAAAACAGTGCGAGGAGCGTCTATTACAACGGCTGCAAGTCTCGTATTTGCCGTTGCTACAGTTGCAGTAACCAGTACTACGCCAACTCTTACTATTACCTATACCGATCAAGATGGAAATACTGGCAATACCGCTAGTTTAACTCTTCCAACAAGTCCCGCTATCAATACAGGATTTTATGTTACTCCACATTTAGCTAGTGGAGATACTGGAATGA